CATCATACATCGCTCTGCCGTTATCGCGCACCACGCGCAAGCTAGTCGCCGTATCGAGATGGTTCAGCAAGACTACGAGTTCGTGATTGCTAACTACGATGGCTTGAATCTGATTGCAGATGAGATTGCTAATGACGGACGCTTCGATCTAATCATTGTCGATGAAGCCAACGCATACAAGACCATGACCACCAAGCGTTGGAAGGCGCTAAAGTCTATCGTCGGACCCAACACCCACCTGTGGATGATGACGGGTACTCCCGCATCGCAGTCCCCTGCGGATGCGTACGGCTTGGCGCGTCTGGTCAACCCTGATGGTGTGCCTAAGTTCTTCACAGGCTGGCGCGATAAGGTTATGAACAAAGTCACCCAGTTTAAGTGGGTGCCCAAGGCCAGCGCAGCGGAGGATGTTCATGAAGCCTTGCAACCGGCCATACGCTACACCAAAGAGCAGTGCCTTGACTTACCACCAGTACTCACCATGACGCGAGAGGTACCACTGACACCACAGCAAGCCAAGTACTACAACCTGCTGAAGGAACGCATGATGGTGCAAGCAGCAGGTGAGACCATCACCGCTGTGAATGCTGCTGCCGGGGTATCTAAGCTCTTGCAAATATCATGCGGTGCAGCATACACAGACGACAAGGAAGTCATCGAGTTCGATGCTGCCCCACGCCTGTCGGTGCTGGAGGAAATACTGGAAGAGACCTCACGCAAGGTCATCATCTTCGCGCTGTTCCGCAGCACCATCAGCACCATACACACGCACTTGCTCAAGAGAAACATCACTGCCGAGGTCATCCACGGTGACATCACACCGCCCAAACGCGCAGACATTATTCGACGTTTCCAAACAGAGAAAGACCCACGAGTACTTGTCATGCAGCCTCAAGCAACTGCACACGGTATCACTCTGACTGCGGCGGACACGGTGGTGTTCTTCGGTCCGTTGATGTCTGTTGAACAATATATCCAGTGCATCGCACGGGCTGACCGCAAGGGGCAGAACTCAGACAAAGTGACCGTTATTCATATTCAAGGCAGTCCGATTGAGAAGCGTATGTTCAAAGCGCTGGAGGGCAAAGTCACAGATAACACTCTACTAACTGAGATGTTCAACGCTGAAATAAAAACGTGAAAGGGGGTTGCAATCAAAACCAAACCGCAGTAATCTGTCAAACGCTAGACAAAAACAATAGGAGAAGCAAATGAGTGACGAGATCATTCCGCTGGATAAGCTTGCGAAAATTTATCGCAAGATCAAGACAGAGATCGACACGCTTACGCAAGAGTACGACACCAAATTGGAAGCACTCAAAGCACAGCAAGACGAACTCCGTTTCGCAATGAAAGACCAGATGAAAGCGCTTGGCGTCAAGTCGGTCAACACCACCTTCGGTACCGTGTCATTGGTAAACAAAACCCGTTATAACACACAGGACTGGGACTCGTTCAAGAAGTTCATCATCGAGCACGATGTCGTAGACCTGTTGGAGAAACGGATTGCGCAATCCAATATGGCGCGGTTCCTTGAAGAAAATCCGGCACTTGTACCACCCGGATTAAACGCATACACGGACTTCGAAGTTCGTGTGACTAAACCTACTAAGTGAGAATCTATATGTCCGATCTAACTGTATTCAATCCCGCACAAGTACCCGACTTCGCACGTAACAACGAACTGTCTGAAACCGCACTGGCTCTGACCGGTGGTGGCACTGGTGGTAGCGTCAAGCGCATCTCGATCAAAGGCGGCGTGTTCCGTCTGGTGTCGGGTGGTAAAGAGATTGCTGCCATCGAAGACCGTCACCTCGATGTGATTATCGTCAAGGCCGCACCCAAGGTCAGCCGTATTTTTTACGCTGGTGCATACGACAAAGATGCTGCCGCTGCTGCACCTGACTGCTGGTCTAACGATGGCGAGAAGCCTGATGCTGGTGCGAGAAACAAACAAGCGCAGACATGCCTGTCGTGCCCACAGAACCAAGCCGGTTCGGGTCAGGGTAATAGCCGCGCTTGCCGTTATCAGCAGCGTCTGGCTGTGGTGTTGGAGAATAACCCCGGTGGTGATGTCATGCAGTTGACGTTGCCAGCGACATCGGTGTTCGGTAAGGAAGACGGCGACAAGCGCCCGCTTCAGGCATTTGCGCGTCATCTAGCCTTGTCCAACCCACCGATCAACCCAGAGCAGATCGTTACCCGCATGAAGTTCGATACCAAAGCGGAGTCACCCAAGCTGTTCTTTGCTCCGATCCGTTGGTTGACCAATGACGAGTACGCCGTGGTCAAGACGCAAGCTGACAGCACAGACGCACAACGTGCAGTCGTGATGACTGTGGCGCAGACAGATGGCGTGAAATCAAACGCTGCCCCTGCTCTGCCGGGTAAAGCACCTGTCGTTGAGGCCGAAGAGGAAGCACCAGCACCCAAGGCCAAGACCACCAAGAAGAAAGCCGAAGTCGTTGAAGAAGATGAGTCCGAGCCAGAAGTTCGCAAGGAATCTTCGAAGCCATCCGCTGTGCCTGAGAAGAAGGGCAAGCTGGCCGACATCGTGGCTGACTGGGACGACGAGTAAAGCTACGGGGGAAAGCGGATGCTGTGAGTACTGATTGTTAAGTGGGTTGAGTAGGCACACCTGTTCAGGATCAATCAGGCGCCCTGAGCCAAGCAAGGCGACAGACGCAGCGAGTACCCCACCCAATAGCCCAGCCGGAGGTGGCGCTAATAACACCGGCAGCGGGGGCTGGGTATCCTTTCGGAACTAGTCATAGCTCAGTGACCCCGCACTTCTAACCACACATAAACCACATGGCCTACTCTCAAAAAATTATAGATGCCGTTGCAGCAGCGCCTAAGACACCGGGCAACCAGCTTGGGCGTTGGGCTATCTATCTGGAATTTCCTGTAACCAAGATTGCATACGTGCTTGGTGTGACACGACAGACTGTTTATAACTGGATGATGGGTAAGACCGAAGTGTTTGTCGGCTACCAAGACCGTGTCGAACTGATGCTAAAGATTATGCAGTCATCTAAAACCGCTGACGAAGCATGGAGAAGAATATGCAAAGAATACAACCTAAAGCCTTAACCGACAAAGAACTCCTGAGCGCATCGCTCTTGATGTTTGAACCCGATGTCGGTATGCCCATCGACTTTCAGAAAGAACTTATTCGCCGCTTGGCTACGTTTGTTGAAGCGGCACAGATACGCGCAACCGACTACAAAACATCAGACCCAAACCAACTTCCGTTGTTCGATTAAAACAATAAAGGATAACTATGAACCCGCTTGATTTTATGGCGGCGGTTCTCCCACCACCGGGTAACGGGTACTACTGCGTGGTTGAACTGACATCGAAGTACAAAGAGCACGTGTACAAGGAGACACTGGAGGAACTTGAGCAGACGATTGAAAGTTGCAAGCTGAATGGGTATGACACGTACTTTGCACTGGGCACATTTAAAAAGCCCGATGACAGGTCAGCGCCCAATGTGGAGATGGTCAAGTGCATCGCTATTGATGTGGACTGTAATCACCCGCTGGACTTGCCGGATGCAAGCGGCGTAATCAAACAGAAAGCGTACGCGTCTCCCAAGGCGGGGTTCGAAGCCGTCATGGCGTTCATCGATGAGGTCGGGCTGTCAGGTCTTGGCCAGCCTTGGTTCGTCCATTCGGGCGGTGGGGTACACGCATACTGGCCGCTGAAAGAAGCGATGCCCAAGTCGGCGTGGAAGCCGGTGGCCGAGCAGTTCAAGCGGCTGTGCTTCTCCAAGAAGCTGGCTATTGACGCGACTGTAACGGGTGACCCATCACGTATCCTGCGGGTGCCGGGCACGATCAATAACGGAGTCAAGAGCGGCAAGAAGGTCAGAGGCGTCACCAACGTGCGCTTCATGAACGAGGGCGACTTCTTTGATATTGAGGACATCAAGGCGCTGGTCACCAAGCATCTGGCCGGTACACCCTACGAGTCCAAGCCCACACCCCCGGCCAACGTGGTCGAGCTTCCCGGTCAACGCCCAACGCTACCTGCCAATACGGAAACCACAGGCACCAGCGTCAAGCTGTTCGAGAACTCGGTGACTAAGTTTCGCAAGATATTTGATCGCACCAAGCAGGGCACGGGCTGCGGTCAGCTTGCGTACTACATGGAGAACGCCGAGCAGGATGGCATGGAGCCGCTGTGGCGCGGGCTGCTGTCGATAGCGCAGAAGTGTGAGGAAGCGCCCAAGGCCGTCATCTGGCTGTCTCAGCTTCACCCGTATGACGAAGACCGGATGAACACCAAGCTGCGGGAGATCAAAGGTCCGTATCCCTGCACTAAGTTCGATTCCGAGAATCCCGGCGTGTGTACACAATGTGTACACTGGGGCAAGATCACAAACCCGCTGGCACTGGGGCGCGAGTATGCGGTTGAGGTAGCGCCCAAAGAGATCGATGTGCAGGTGGAGAACGAGGCGTATGCCCGCAAGGTGCTGCGTCCTGAACCACCCAAGGGTTATGCCTACGGCAAGCAGGGCGGGGTATTCATCGAGAAGGATGACGAGGACGCTAACGGCAACAAGATCAAGCGCCAGATCATGCTCATTCCCTACGACTTGTTCCCTGTGGACATCCTGAACTCCGGGGGCGAACACACGGTACACATGATGGCGATCAGGAACGGCAACCCAAGCACCATCACCATTCCCCAGAAGAGCGTTGTCAGTAAGGATGAGACCATGAAGCACCTTGCCAACCAGAACATTCTGGCGTCCTTCGGCTCAGGTAACGACAAGAACCTGTACGACTACGTCCGTGCCTGTGTGGAGAAGGTCAGCGTTGAGAAGCGCACAGTCAGTGTGCCCACCAGCTACGGCTGGCAAGCGGATGATACGTTCGTCTTTGCCGGGAAAATCTATACGCCCACTGGCCAGATCGAAGTGCCCATGGAAGGGCTGGAGAATATCGTTGCCAACACCAAACCCACCGGCTCAATCGAGCAGTGGCGGGCGGTCATCAACCTGTTCATCCAGAAGAAGATGTGGCAGCACGTGTGCATCATGCTGGCCGGGGCAGGGGGGCCGCTTATGCGCTTCACAGGCATTTACGGCATGACGTTCCACTGCGGCTCAACCAACTCCGGTACAGGTAAATCGTTGGCGCTGGAAGCTGCGGCTTCTGTCTGGGGGCACCCGGTGCACTACCGTACCAGTAAAGGTACGTCTCCTGTGGCCATGCAACAGCGCCTTGGTCTCTTGCACAGCATCCCCCTGATAACGGATGAGATCACGGCGAAGAACCGGAAAGACTTTGGGTGGTTCTCCGAGTTCGTACTGGACATGACCAACGGGCGGGGCAAGGAGCGTATGGAGTCTGGCTCCAACAAGGAGCGCATGAACTTATCCACGTGGATGGACACGGCCATCATGTCTTCCAACACGTACGTGGTGGACTACTTCACAGGCGCTCAATCCCATTCTGCGGAAGGCGAACTGCGGCGTGTGCTTGAGTTTGCAATGAACGATGTACTTACATGGGAACCACATGAGATTGAGATCATTAAGTCGCTGGCGGATAACTATGCAGTCGCAGGGCACATGCTCGTCGAGTATATGGTCCAGAATCTGGACAAGATTAAAGAGCTGGTTCCGCAAGTAGTGCGCCGTATGTACGGCGAGTACCGTGCTACCAATGACGAGCGTTTCTGGATGGCTGCTATTGGCGCTGCGGTTGCTTCAGGCATTCTGTTTTCCGATGAGCATTGCGGTGCAATCAACATCCCGATGCAGCCTGTGTTGGATACGTTCGGCAATGCCGTGCGGTACATGCGCAATGCCATCAACACCGGCACACGCTCTGCTGAAGATGTACTGAACTCGTTTACTCAGGAGTACTACGGCAGCTTCATCATCGTGCGCTTCAATGGCTTGGATGGTGTTCTGGCTGAGTTGGGTAACGGCGGGGCGATTGATGCGTCAACCACACGAACTAAAATTATGGGGAGGGTTGAGCATGGCGCAACTGTCGGGTTCACGGACTACTACATCGAGGAGCGATTATTAAAAGCGTTTTGCTCCACCATGAGCTTCGGTTACGCCGACTTCAAGAAGTATCTGGAAGAGCAGTTCATGGTGTCGTATATGCCCAAGAAAGACATGACCGCCAAAACCAAAGGACCACCGATGCGTGTGTCCGTCATGAAGATAACCAGACGTTCCGATGAAGAAGACTTTACAGGTAACGTACCCTTGGTCGCAGCTTAAGCGTGGGCAGGGGTTCTTTGTCCCTTGTTTGGATACGGAGGCCGTCATACAAGACGGCCTCCGCAAAGCTTTAGCTCACCGCATCTTCCACGCCAAGGCCAGCGTTGGGGTTAAGCGCGGTCTTATCGGGGTCTGGTTTCACCTGTAAAAGACAAGAACTCCCGTGCGATTAAGACTTGCTGCTCATCAATTTCTTTGAGCATCTCGTCTTTCTCTGCTCGGGTAAGGTCGGCTGCAACCACGTTGCGGCGCATGGTGGCCAGCTTGCCAAGCTGCTCTCGAACCCGCCCAGAGAAGTTAACACTAACAAGTTTGTTCTCATACTTGTCTAAGAAAGCGTCAGCCTCTTTATCCTTACCTTCCTCCAGCAGTCGCTTGTACGTACCTTGTACCTGCTGAATCTCCAGTATGCGCTCATACGCAGCGTCAAGCGTTCCTCTACCTTCAACCGGCTGGAACAACCCGCCGATGAACGGCATCTTGCTGGTCTTCATGGTCGGCTGCTCAACTGCACTGGCTTCCGTGTTCAGGATAGGATTAGCCAGTGATGCAATCGCAACGCCCAGAGCGCCTGTGTAGCCACGGATCAGGTAGTCGATCTTGATCGGAGTCAACCCCGCATCGCCTGTGACGCTACCCAGCATCTTGGCAAATTCAGTCGTCGTGTCACGATACCGCTCACCCGGCATCATGGTGGTCAACTCACGCTTGGACTCGATGTCCCCGCCGAAGAACGAACGGCCAAGGATGACTTCAGTTGCAGGTTTGATCGCCGCTGGCAGAGCAAACGGATTAGATAGCGCCACCAGCTTGCCCATACCCTTGGTAATGTCGTCAGCACGTTCGTCTTCTGCTGCCGTATTGAACACCGCTTCTGGCAACGCCTTAAACAGGTAGCCCAGTTCAAACGGGATAGGCACTTTCATTGGCTCATCCGAGAACGGCGTGTACACAAACCAATTGCCCAGACGCTCTTCAGGCTTGGCGCGTTTGTACGCTTCGTCATCCTCCATCGCCGCAGCGTAAGCCAGTGTGCCCGCAGCCAACAGCAAGCCGCGAGTGTAAAGCTTCTGGCGAATCTTCAACTGTTCGCTGTACGGCATCTTGCCTGTAAACGCCCGATACAGCACATCCAGACCTTGGATCTGAGCGTTGAAGAACGGGATGACTGTCGAGAGCATCTGCATCGAAGGCGACAAACCGCGACGGCTAAAGTTCATCGACTCTAGTGTGCGCATATATGCCTGCATCTCAGACATACCCTTGGCCAGCGAGTCCTTGTAGATCACAGCGCGGGTTGCAGCATCGCCCTGCATCGCCAGCGCGTCAGCTTTCATCATCAGCTTAGTCCAGCCCGAACGACCAAGACTCATATCACGCAAAGCTTTGGCCATATCCTGCTCGTCGCCTGTCATGACGTTGCTGGAGATAGCGCCTGCTTGCATCAACTCGATCTCTTCTTTGCTGCGCCCGGCCACCATCTTGCCTAACTCTTTAAAAGAATTAAGCACAGGCACACCATCCGTGCCAGTAGTGAACCAAGCAGTCAGCGGGTCACGAATAGCCTGACGCACAGCGTAAGCTGGGTTGCGGGTGACAAACTTTCTCAACACATTGGCTGGCATACCCATGATCTTGATGGCCATCGGGATGGTGGTTTTGATACCTTCCATACCCTTGACGATTAAGTCTGCTGGGATGCCGTACATATCGGAGTCGATGACGGCAAAGTTGTCTTCGCCCTTAACCTTGTAGCGAACCGTGTTCGGACCTTGTGGACCAGCGCCTTTACCAATCTTGCTTGCAATACCCAGACGGCCCAACAACATCACGTTGTCTTTCATCATTTGGTTACGCAGACCCATGCGGGTCAGAACAAACGCGTTCTGCGCCGAGCTTGTAAAGATCGGGAGAATCTGTGTGTTGTCGCCAACAAGCTCGTGCAACATCGGCTCGTCTTTCATGTTGGCAATACGGATAGGACGCTCTTTGTCCACCATCAACTGCAACTCGCCGCCCTGCACACGATAGAACGGTACGTAGTCCGTTGCCTTCAACTCTGCTGCTTTCTGTTGAGACAAGTAGCCTGTCTGCGCAGCAAAATCAACCAGCCCGTTGTTATACTCTTTGTAAATCTTGGCGGCTTCTTCAAACGCAGCGCGGGCTTTGGCGTTGCCCTTAAGCTCTTCCATCAGTCTGTTGTAGTCCTGCTCAACAGCGTCGGGGTTATCAAAGTTCAGCTTCTTCCAGCCCACCTGCTTGGCGCGTTTACCTGCCGCGTAGATGGTAAACATGTGCTCCAACTCAGTGCTGTTTTTGATGCCGGATTTCTCCAGCGCCTGAGCAACCTTGACCATGTTGGCACCCGGTGCGCTCTTGTAAACAAACTCCATGCCGCGTTTAGTCATCTGCTTAACCAGTGCCAGTGGGCCATTAGTCAGCGCCTGTGTAGCAAAAGCGTTAGCCTGCTGACCAAAGCGCAGGTAGTACCCAGCCTGCTCGGCTTCCAAGTCAGAGATAACGCCTGCATCCAGCCCCTTCTTCATAGCCGCATCGAGCGCCGCGTACTGGTCAACGAACTGCACACGCCCAGACAACCCAAGGAAGTTGCCGCGCAGGTTATCGACAACACCTTTCTGGCTACCAACAAAAGAGCTACCGTAACGGCTTGGCTCACGCTTGGTACGGAACGCCATCACACCGCCTTCTGCACGATAAGGGCCGACAGTGCGCTCATTGAAAGCTTTATTAGCCAACTTGATGGCGTAGAACACATCAGACGTAGACATCTCTGCCATGTTCTTAAAGCCCATCTGACGTAGTGCAGAGCGCACCATACCCACAAGCTCTTGCAACCAGCGTCCAGCCTTCTGTTTAAAATTCTCAGTGATGCGTTGCTGGGCTGTGTAAGCAATAATCTCGCGCAGTGCGGCAAGTTCTGTATCACCTTTTTGCTCGTTGGCAAACCGCATAGCATCAACAGCGTGTGTCCACAACTGGTCACCGCCCAGCTTCGCGGCCAGCTTCTCAAGGTCTGTTGCATGGGCGTACTTCTTCAACCGGTCCATGCCAATCACGGTGTCAATGCCGTAGTGGCCCACCATCTCGTGGAACAGCGTCTCTTCCAAGTCCTTAACACTACCGTGCTGGTCGCCCACCACAACGATGGTGCCGTCATCTGGCAGCACTACACCTTTAAACGCTTCACCTTCTTTGTACCCTTGCTCAACCAGACGTTTCAACAACGCAGGGTCCATACCCTCAAGCGTGGGGACGTAAGTCAGCTTCACGCCTTTGGGTAGCTTAGAGAGGGTCTCTACTATCAACTTCTTTGCTTCTGCTGCGTCAACCGGCGTAGCTGGTGCTTTGGCTGTGCGAAACGCAAGACCTGCGTCGTCATCGTATTCAGAAACAACGCCTTCGGCAGTATCTCGTGCAAGCTTGCGTCTCTGTGCAAGTGTTTGCTTCTTCGTGATCTTTTCTTCTCTGGCTTCTTGACTGCCAACACGCAACGGTTCGGCTCTCTTTGGCTTGGGCGTTACGTCAGTAACATTGGCCTGCCGTGCAAGTGTGCCTGCTGTTTTTGCAATGTCTTTAAAATTCTCCGCCGCGCCCACGCGTTGTGCTTTAGGCGTGGTTTCTTCAACCGCTTCTGCTGTTGGTGCAATGCGTGGCTTAGATTCTTTGGTTGTCTTCCAGTCAAGACCTTTAACCGGCTCCCGTTCAGCGTATGCGCCGGTAGTTTTCTTCTGCTGCACGGGCAGGCCAGTGCCTTTTTCTTTCATGACAATACGCTTGCCTGATGGCGTGACACGCTCAACCGGTACAACTTGGCGAGTTAACTTCTGCGTACCTTCGCCTGTAGAAATACGGCGCTTGCGTTCTTCAGTCTGCTTGCTCTGAAGTTCTTTGGCTTCACGCAGCTTGCTGTCTGCTACGGCAGTATCACGACGCAGTTTGCCAGCTTCAACCTGCGCAGCACGGCGCTCTTCTCCAACAAAATCTATGTTGGCAAGTTTCTTTTCCAGTTCGGCCAGACGCTGTTTGTCTTTGACGATGCGCTCATCCGCCGCAGCCAGCAGACCTGAGTTGTCTTCGGTACGTTCTTGTCTGTCTCGGGCTTCTTTAACAGCAGCGCGGGCTTTTGCAATTTCTTCTTTCAGGTCTTCGGCTTCAGTAAACAGTGCGTCCAAGTCAGGCGACATGCGCCCGCCTTCTGGCATAGAGCCTTCCAACTCAGCCAGCCTTGCTTCAAACAACTGTGCTTGCTGCTCAAACTTCTGGATGATGGGGCCGTACAAAGCCTGACCGCGCTGCTCACGAATCTGTGCTGCCAGATCGCGGATAGATTGCAGGATGCTAACTTCCTTGTCCTTGATCTGGTCTTTAAGCTTGGCGGCTTTAGCTTCGGCCTGTACTGCGGCGTAGGGCGCACGGTTGCTTTTGGGCTTCTGCTTAAGCGATGCTTCTCTTTCCATCTCCAACTTGTTCTGCTCTTGCAGCAGAGCAACAAGCTTTTGACGAGCAACACGGACCTCTTCAGGCAATACAGCGCGGGTCTCCATTATGGATTCCCAGCTTGCGCCGCCCACATCTTCCAATGAATCTTTAGCTTCGTTAATCCGTGTTTCTAGCGTGTCGATACGCTTGTCGTAAAACCCAATATCAACCCCCGGACGACCTTCTCCGGTACGAACAGTGCGCTCTTTCTCAACAACCGCTTCAACTTTAGGCAGCAGTGCCCGCAGTGCCTGCACTTGTTTTGAGCCAAGGAACTTACGGAAGTTTGCAGCGGTAGCGCGAACAACGCCTAAATCTTCAGCGCCAAACAACGACTGCTGACCGCCCTCAATACCGGGAGCCTGTGCCTGCTGCATGGAACGCAACGCATCATTGAGCTTGGGCAATTCTGCTTGTGTATTCTGACCACGCTGTACACGAGTCGCAATATCTTCGGCAAGGTCTAACACCTCACGTGTGGCGATACCATCTTCAATCGCAGTCTGTGTCTGCTGCAACAGCGCCCGTGTATTACGTGGAATGGTGCCGGTAGGTATGACGCGCTCAAGCAAACCACCAACGTAGTCGCGCTGACGGCGCAGTTGACCTTCCAGTGTCTGGGCAGTTTCACCACGCTCCTCGGCAACGCGTTGCGCTTCGCGGTAGCTACTCTGCGCGGACAACGGACCCTCTGTTGGAAGCCCTTGTTTCTGCACTTCGGGACGCGCCACCAGCAATCTGGCGCGGAGCACATCAAGCTGTCTGAGCAAAGCCTCTTCAGTGGCCTGCCTATTTATAAACGCATCAAGTGCAGCGTTCATCTGAACCGCAGCTTTTGCAGCTTGGTCGGTCGTAATAGGCTGTTGCCCCTCCGCCGCACGTTCGTTTGCCACACGGTTCATAACCGCGTCAATGTATTCCGGTTTGGCTTGCTCTGCCTGCTGACGAATAATGTCTGAGGTAGCAGATGCAAACTTACGTGCATCAGGGCGAGAGCTGTCCAGCGTCTCACCTCTGGCAATCTTATCCAGACTTTCCTGAATTTTAACCAGTGCATCATCTGCGGTCTCTTGGAACTCTCGTGCTTTAGCTCTGTAGTTTTGCTTTTGCAGTCCGGGTTCAACTGAGACGCCCGGTTTCATTTCTCCGGCGTAGCCCTCAAGTTCATTCAGTAGACCAAGCTGTGTAGCTGCTTTAGATTCGGGTAGGGGGGCTTCGCTTATGCGTTGCAGTGCTGCTTTTTCTTCTTCAATCTGCGCACTTGTTTTTTCAGCAGCAACACGCCCCTGTGCCATCTGGCCAGCCAAGTTGCTCATTTGCAACTCAAGAATGCTCTTAAGCGTCTGTGTATCTTTGGCTTTAAATTCAGGAATGCGAATCTCGCCCTTGTATACTTTAAGCATTAGCACGGGATTATCTGCCAACACTTCTGCTACATCCGTAGGCGTAACCGAACCCCAGTGACGCAAACCACCCAGCGCCGTATCCAATTCTTTTTGCAGTTGTGAAGCAGGAACGGCTTTTGCCTGCGCAGCAGTCTGATCCATCCAAGCCTGCATCTCGTCTTTTGGCGGCGCGGTTTTTTCTTTTGCGGCTTGTTCGGCGGCAAGCTGCGCGTCCGACTTCATGCCCATCTGCTCGTAGTAATAGTCTTGTTCAGACATACCAGCGATGCGGCGCTCTTCTCTCAAGCTGGGAAGCTTGGCTTTAACTTCTTTGTACGCAGGAGCAAGCTCTTTCAGTTGGTTGCGCAAGCCTTGCAGTTCTTCTGTCTGCTGTGCAAACAGGTCTTTCTGCTCATCAGTTGCGTCTTTGCCCAGCTTCTTACCCCGCGCTGCAAGCAAAGCTTTTTCTTGCTGTTGTAGGGCTTCAAACTGATCGCCAATACGCAGCGCGTATTCAGGCTTGGCTTTTTCTGCCGCTTCTGCTTCGCGCAGTTCTTTGGCTTTCTTTGTGGCTTCAAGCGCATCGCCTCGGGCAACGTCTTCTTTTGCCTGACCAACTTGCACCCTGCGGCCAACACCACCAAATGGACCGCCAAAAAGCGTAGCGCCATAGGCAGCTTCGCTGTATTCCTTCAATGCATTGTCGTCCATCAACGGCAAGTTGGCTTGCCAACGCTCCAGCATCTGCTGCCCAACTTCGGTGGGGATTTCAGCCAACAAACCTTTACCGGTACCTTTGGCGATCGATGTGGCCAGACGTTCTTCAGCCAGCTTGCGGGCTGCGGGGGACACCAGTGCCTGAACACCTTCTTTTTCTCCCACGCCCAGTAGGCGGCCCATCAGCTTGCCGCCAAACGGAATCACCATAGCGGCGGTTTCCAGACCTGCTTGACCTAACGCAGACACGGCTGTTTTACCGGGGTCTTGTGGGAGTCCTTCAGCAGCGCGACGTTCAGCGCCCGTACCGTAGGCTTGCAAAGCCAAAGGCGTAAGGGCACCCGCAATACCGCCACCTATCACACCGGGCAGACCTAAAGGAGCGCCAGCCATAGCCCCCAACCGCCCACCCGCAAAAGCAGTTCCCAGTTGTGGAAGCTGCTCTGCAATAAAACTCGGAGCCTGACGCAGCACTTCCCCAGCAGCAGGGAAAAAGCCTTCCTGTGCGTACTTATCTTTGACCTTTTCCAGACTTAGTGCAGTGGGGGTTTTTTCTTCCAGCGCACGGGCACGAGCCAACCCCGCCTGCGCGGCTTCTTCCGGACTTGCAAAGGACTCCAACGCCGTGCGTTGGGAAGACAGCAGCTTCTTGGCTCCGCCAATACCGCTTTCAATAATGCCCGGCTCTCTTGGTTTGGCTGCGGCTTGTGCTTGCTGCTGTTGCATCCGCGCTTGAATAGCACCAATAATTTGCTCTCGCGTGGCATTTGGCGGGCCATCGATAGAATATGTTTTACCGTCTGGCCCTTGAATGCTGTACGTTGGCATAGCTATTCCTGTTATTTAGGCGATGTTACTTGCAGATTACCCCAACCAGCGTACGGGTCTTTACCCCCTTGTGACGCCTGCTGAATTGCAACCATATACGATTCAAATGTTGGGTATTGTTTTTTAGCCAGTGGGTTTGCAGAAATCAAGTCGTTGTACTCTTTAAGCATCAGTGCAGGAGTAATCTGACCACGCTGATCTGCACGGGCACCATAAGCCGAAGCCATAATTCTCTGCCCTTGGAGATGCGCTACGTTTTGTTCACGCGCTCGTAGAGTTTGCTGTTGCTGTTCAAACATAGACCGGCGATCTGCGGAAGCCAGCGTGTTTTGATTGTTAACAATGTCCGCAGCCGTTTTAAGGTCGGTCTTGTATAAGTCTTGCACAGCAGCAATCTGCGCTTGCTTAACGCCAAGGTCTGCTTCAAACGCTTTTTGCTTAAACTGCTGGGCTTCTTTCCAATCACCACGAGCTTCTGCACGGCGGGCTTCTTCAATCATAGCGGCCTGTTTGCGGCGTTCCAACGCAGCCGCTTCCAGTTTTTCCAAACCTTCCTGATACTGTTTGGTACCCACCTGCGCACCTTCTGCAATATTCTGAAGTGCATACTGGGACTTGCCTCCTGCAATAGCTAAACCAGCATTGACCAGTGCCATGTTGAAGTTACGCGCTTCCTTGCCTTTGGCTTTATCTTCTTCCTTACCCAGCAGTGCTTCTAGCCCAGCAAAGGCTTTATCCTTGGGTCGGCCTTCTTCTCTGGCTTTTTCCAAATCAGTATAGCCTTGTTTAATCTTGGCGCTCAGATCGTCATAAGCCTTGGTGCCCGGACTCATTTTTTGAAGCCGCTTAAGCTCCTTGTCTAAATCGCCCGGCTGGCTTGGGGTAAAGTCAGGTGCTTTTTCAATAACGGCGGCTGCTTTTCCGTCTTTGGTAGTGCCTGTGCCAAGGGTGGTTTTTGTACCGATCTGCGCTTTTGAGGTCTGTGTTTGTGCTGCCGGTTTTGGCTGTGGTGCAGTAATGCTGCTGTACGTTTCTGCCGGAGTTGCTGGTTTAGGTTGGCCTTGTTCGGGCGATGCAGCAGCTTTTTCCGTTTTATTTTTTAATGCTTCGCCTTGTTGCCGTAAATCGTTCATTTGTTTATCAATTTGCGCTACTTCTGCTTGTTGCGCAGGATTTTGTTGCTGAAACCCAAAAGTACCTGTCAGGGCTTTACGACGCGCCGACAAAGCACGAGCTTGTTTATCCAGATTTTCCAACTGTTGTTGCGTAGCGGGGTCAAGGCTTGGAGTGCTAAGAAAATCACTAACTGTTTTTCTGATAGGCGCAAAAATTCGACCAGTAGCTGAAGAAGTGTCTGGAGATTCCAATGAACGACGCGCCTCTTCCCCATACGTAGCGCCCTTAAACATCGGTTGCGCCACCATATTCCACCCCGGAAGTGTGGGCAGGTTTGAAAATTTGTCCGCTAGATATTCCGTTGCGGTGTCAACAAACCCTTTATCTTTAAACGCCACAATCCCGCCATTTGCGTACTCATCTGCGTACGAATCACCGTATCCGGCGATGCCGCCGTCAGCCATGCCCGCGACGTTTTGTGCAGGCAACATGCCGATGCCTTGCTGTTCTGGTAGTTGGGGTTGTGGAGCCATAGCCTGTTGAGGCATCGGCGCTGGTGCGCCCATTTGTGCAATCGCTTGGTCTGCTACGGTAGGCTGTTGGGCAGCTTGCTGTTGCCCTGAAGCTCGTAGTTGAACACGACGTTTATTTTCAGCCGCAGCCAGCGCCAGTGTGTAAGGATCGTCCTTGTGTATCTGCGCGTACTGACGCAACTGAGGGTCTGACATTTTGGCCAGACGGGAGGTAATATCGATTACGTTCAGCATGATTATGCCTTCTCCATGTCGTAGAGCAGCAACTCAGACAGCCCAGCGGGTGAGTCCGACTCTTTAATTGCACCGCCTTCTTTTTTGCCTTGTGACTGGCCGTATGGATTACCGAACATACCGTAGGCTGCAAGCCCTAAACCGCCAAGCTGTGACAGCGTAGATGGGGGTGCTTGGTACATTGTCTGTGCTGTTTGGGACAATGGCAAGCCACGCAACATGTCGGACATAAACGCCAACTGCTGATACGGATGCTGACGCTGATTTGCAAAGTCCTGATACTGCTGCGCCAAACGCTGTTGCTCCAACGCTTGTTGCTGTCCACCCATCTGTGCTTGAGTTTGCAGAGCTTGTTGCTGTTGACCGAATTGCGTTTGCCCCAACTGGCCTAAAGTACCCGCCATCTGCCCTGCGGTTTGCATACCTTGCAACCCAAGTGTAGAACCAAACTGCTGCGCCTGACGTGCCTGTTCAAAGGCAGACTGCATACCCCTGCCATAAATATCTGCTTGCTGTTGGCCTAAATTGCGCTGGCGCTCGGCTTCTACGATAGCAGAACGCGAACCACCAAAGGCACCTTGCTGTACAGCCTGCGCCTGATTCTGCTGCCCTACCATAGCGGACTGTCTTGCCACTTCTCGCATCTGCGGTTGCAGTGCATTTTCTACGTACGGCGACATGTACGCTTGCATAGCATAGGGGTTGGTAGCCATCTGTTGATACTGCTGACCTGCTCCCATCGCACCCAGCCCGGCAAGTCCTGCCATCTGCGTACCAACACCCAACTGCTGCGCTGGCCCTAAGTTAGCCGCTGATTGCTGCGCTTGCTGTTGCATCGGGGTAAACCCAGCGATTCTTTCTCCGCCATAAGCCTGATACGGCGCATTACTCAGCGCCTCGGTTTTACCCAGCATCTTCTCCACATACGGCTTGGCGTATTCTGGAATCGACGTGGTCGTCTGAGTTGTATTAGTTGGTTGTGAAGGTTGTGATGGTGCGCACATAATGACCTCAGAATGTATATAACATTTGAACTGCCGCTTCTTTAAAACCCATTCGCTTCCAAAGTTTGGCGACCCTCAAATCAGTAAGCGCGGAAACCGATACCCGTTTAACCCCGCGCTCTTTTAACTCTTCCAGAATAACTTTTACCAGCTTCTTACCAACACCATTTCGGTGTTCCTTTAGTACAAAAATTGTATCTTCTTGCGCAATTAAATCGCCGTTGTGCATGTCGTTGGTAAGATATACGTTGCTGTACCCCACCGCCTTTTCATCCAACCGCAGAATGAACGTCAACAACCAACCACCATCACCCGCTTTTATATATTCATCCAGTCGCGGGTTGTACGGAGAACACGGTATGCCCTCTGCTTCCAAACGCTCCGTCATCTCCGCGTAGTGCTGGCGATACAGCGGTTCAAGTTCAGCGTAGGTTTCTTTGAACCCACCAAGATGAAACGTATAACTCATGCGGGCAGAAGTTTCTCTGCCTTGGTATTACGTGCTACTTGATTTTCACCTACGGTTTTGCGTCGGGCTTTCTGCACACGATCCATCATCGCGTAGAGCTTACGGGCACCTGCTTCGGTTGAACCGTTTCCGATTTCGGACACAATACGTGCGGGTACCACAAACTCACCATCAGCAAGACGAGCAGGTTGCCTGTTACCAATAGAAGCAGGGATAGAATCCGAAACTCCATCGCCGGGTCCTTTCAAGAGTCGCCCACCATCAGAGTAGTCGCCCAAGTGCGACACACCACCACCCGCAGCGTAACCACCGTAACCACCCATCTGCTGGTTCATGTAGTCATAAAACCCACCCAAACCAAGCTGCTGCTCAGGTGTTTGGTAAGCAGGGATGTCAATGTTAGGAATAAGCGGTTGTGCTGGGGCTGCTGGTTGCATTACGGGTTGAGCAATACCACCGGATACTGCACTATCTGGTGTCGCAGTTTGCTGCGGCATTTGCGCTAAAAGACTTGGTATTAAATTTCCAAACCCAGCGTAACCTTTTGGCGCTGCTGCTGACGGCCCACCAGTTTGCGTAAACTGCATTGTCTTTGGGTCGTACGAGTACTCATACCCGCTACTTTTGTTTTGTGGGTCTACTGTACCACCACCTTTTGCAAACCGAGCTTCGCCAGAATAAGCGCCCACACCTGCATCGGCTGATGGTGCGATGACATTTGTTGCTTCAGGGCGCTGCATTGTAGGGTTGCTGTACAACGACGTGTTAATGTCTGCCATTGGGTATCCTGTGTTTGCCCCCACTGAATTCATTGCGGCCATCTGCTCAATAGGCCCGCCCACAGCCAACCCCATCAAGCCGCCCTCGGCTGCTTTCTTGTATTCAGGCCCCGGCGCTTCGTAAGGAGTAAGCGCGGTATATGACGGCTGAAAATATGTGCGCTCTGCGCTGCCAGAGTACGGTTCAAAAGCTGTGCTGGTGGGGCTATAGCTAAACTCATAAGGGCGGATCATGCCGGGAGATTTGTCGGCTTGACGGCGCATTTCTTCTTCCGCTTCTTCACGCTTTTCATCGTAATAACTGTACGCCGTACTACCCAACCCAGCTAAACCTGAATATGGCGCGGCAGCTTCCGATGCTGCGTACAGATCCTTCAGTCCTTGCATACCCCCAGCGTATACATTTTTAGCGCCTTGGCCTACCTGTGACATGTACCCCCGGTATGGCCCAGTAATTGATTGGGGTTGCGCTAATGCGGGATCGCCGGGGAGTATCTCAGACCTGACAACCGGTTTTTCCAATACTGTTTGCATCCCGCTTCGGTTTACTATCGGTGCCCCTGTTGAAGAAGCCGCCGATCCCTTTAATGGGTTCTCAATAAAATACCGCCCGCCCGGAGCCGTTCCGTACCCGCCACCATATTCTAAAGTTGAAAGATCAGGATAAGTTTTTGCTCCGTCGTATGTTAATTTTTGTGCAAGCTCCGATCTAGGTTCTAGCGTTTTAATCTTACCGCTAATGTCTTTATAGTATTGCGAACCTTGGTCGATTGGGGAACTAAAAGCGTTTGTTTTACCCGCCGCTATTCTTTGCGAAACAGTCTGGTTGGGAGCGGGATAGTTCATGGGGTCGCCAAGACGCACAAACCTATCGGTTCCTGTTGGAACTGATGATGTTACAGCTGTAGGCGTTTGCATTCCACTCGCAAAATTTACATCTGGGTAAAGCGGTTTTGGTGAGGTGTACGCTGAAAGCCCCATATTAGGTGCTGTTGTGGTTGCTGCGCTAGTAGCGCTCACAGCGGGTTGACCAAAAACTTGTGTTTGAGGTGCGATAGTGTTATACCCGGCACCAATCTGCGAATTAGCCGCAGCGTTTTTACTAGCTAAAGCAATATCATCAACTGTCCCCGCCGCCGCACTCTGCGCTCCCATAGCATTTAACCCGCCTGCCAAGCCAGCGCCACCATAAGCACCAAGACCCGCCATGATGCCTTTCTTTAAGCTGCCAGTAGCCGCAGTGTATCCAGCACCAGTAATGAGCGCAGCAGACAAACCGCCGGTAAGTGGGGCCAGACCAAAACCAATCAGTGTGGGGAGCAACGAAGACAGAATGCCTGCTTCAGGCAGACCCGTTGTTGGGTTGATCGTGAGGGAGCCGCCATGCGCCATCGCAAGGGATTGAAGTCCGCTGACCTCGCCGGGGGTCATGTGGACGAGGACTTTGTCTTCACCGCGTCCGGCGGATTGTACTTGGCTGGCTGAATCGTGGAGGCTCATCGTTACCTCATCCTGAAAAATTTGTCAAAGTTTATCATTTATGGCTTTATTCGGGCCATATTTTATATTTTCATCTTTAGAACATTACTGGCCGAAGTGTCTACGTACACATCCCCAACCCGCAAGTTAGCTAGGTCTGCCTGTGTGGGGAAACTATAAACAGTGCCACCTGAGCCATCTGGGCGGCTAAAGTTTAACGCCGCAATCACATTGGTAGTGCCTACCCCTTCCGCTGACCCGGCAATAGCGCCGGGGTTATTTAGCTGGGCAAAGTACTGCCGCAAAATGTTGTTGAGCGTATCTTGGTACGCCCGGTCATATTGCACGGGGGCAAAAGGCAGTAATGGAGCTTTTATAGTCATTAGTTTCTACCGTCTGGTCGCACATCAATACGGGGCACACCCAACTGCCACTGTGTACCAATATTATTTGATGCCACTTTAAATGCCATTTGTCTGCCACGCACCCGGCTATACACGATCTCTGTGAACTGCTGCACGTTGTAAGTGGTCTGCCCAGCGTAGCTCTGCGCTGAGGTCACATCGGGGGTTGCCGCTGTACCGTATGCAGCGCCGGGGTTTTGTTTCGGCCTTACTGTAAAGGTGACAAACGGCTTATCGCTCGTAGCGCCGGTGGTGTCTGATCCGTCAAATGTAATATCAGGAATAATCCGCCAGACAAACCCGTAGTTATGCCCGTCACTAATATCAAAGTCTGACGACTGTATGTACGCATTGATCGGGCTTGGAGGATTAGTGCTGCCGTCGTCCACCGCCGCTTCGTGAAACACAATAATATTTCCAGCCGTTGCCCCCATCGGGAACTGACGCAAGGGCGAGTCCAGCCAAGCCGTACGATCTAACGTACCGTAATACCACACCCGATCCAGATAATTAAATATGACGTAGCGGTCTACGACAGTCGAGTTCTTGGAACAGTAATTCCACCAAACTTCCGAGTAGCCTTCGTTGGTGCCAGCGTTGAACTGCGCCTCTTGGTCACGATTAATGTCGTTGAAAATAAACTGACGCACCGAGCAGGGGAGTGTCTCCACCCGGCCAGAGTAGATATAAAACTTATCAACACCCATCCAGTACACCACACCGGCAGCGGTTGCCATAGCGTTGGGGGAGACGATGGAGATGTTGTCGGCGAGAAGTGTGAAGCCATAAACAAACGGTGGTCCAAGATACTGCATCGAGTAAATAGCAGCGTCCGTCCACACAACGATTTCTTGACGAGTCTGCATGGCGCCCACAATTTCTGAGCCGTGTGAAAGCCGATAGCTACCTGCTTGGTTTGTTATAGCAGGGGTCCAGTTTGTATAACTCTCTTGCTCTGTCCAACGAATAAGCAGTGGGTCTTGGGTAGTTGTACCGTAAGCGCCGTAGTCATTGCACCCAAACGCAATCACAATCCGTGAAGTGTCCGACACCATAATCTGGTTAATCTGGGAAGGCACATCTGTACCAGAAACTAACGCGCCACGAGTATTGTAGGCTGGCGTTGCACCCGAGCCGGGTTGCCAAATGTAAAGTGCGCCGCCACGTGGAGAGAACAGCAGGTCTTCGCCAAAATTAGACTGACTCCAAAGGCGCAACTGCAAACCGAAACCAGTTGTAAAGCCTGACCCCCAACCAAGACGGCTCCAAGGACCAGTGCCCCAACCCGTGCCGATGGTGTAAATAGGGAAGCCCGTATTTATCTGATAGGCAAGCGTAATTGTTGCGGCAGCGTTAGACCCTGTTGTTGCGGTAGCTAATGTCACCGTGTAGGTGGTGCCTGTGAGAACCTCAGTAATCTGATACTCACCATTAACGTTCACACCGCCAATCGTACCGGCACCAGCAATAGTTACGAAGTCATTAGCCTGTAAGCTGTCCGCTGCACTGTCAGAAATGGTTAAAGTCGTACCACTAGCAGTAAGCGTAATAGTAGATGCGTTAACTACGGGTGGCCCGGCAGAAGGCGTGTTGCCGTTTATCTCACGCAAGGGCGTGATGTCGTAATAGTCACCGCCGTCTTCCACATAAAACTTCAGGTTTGTGCCAACACCCAACAGGTTGTACTGCCGAAGCGTCACCCAATTCCACAATGACCGACACACACCAAGGAAGGTGTTGTACGACAGCGCAGCCCAGCCGCCGATCTTCTCAGGGTAACCAGAGCGAAATCGAATCTTGTCGCAGTCGTACCAGCCGCCCTCGTTGGCAAGCGTTGTGCCTTCGCGGTTTACGCCGGGGCGAAATTGTAGTTTCTGTAATGGCATAGTTGACCTATTTAAACGGTGGGCCACCGACCCATAACACCAACGAACGCCGAACGCCTTTGGTCACAGGGGTCACCCGATGCAGCGTGTAGGACGGAAAGAACCACGCCCTGCCGCGCTTTGACTCCAGTGTCTTGGCCTCGTCACTCGTTGTCTTTACCTGAAATTCCCCACCTTCAAACTCAGATGGCTCCGATAAAAGCAACACCATCGACAGCTTGCGCGGCACCCCAGAATCCTGCGAAGAAGAGTCCGTATGCCAGCCATAATGCCCACCTGTATCCCCCGTGTAAACCCCTAGCTGCATAGGCTCGTGGAAGCCGGTCAGATCAAAATGGAAGTAGCGTCGGTTGACTTCTGCCACCACTCGGGAGAGCTTGTTCCACAGAGCTTCCATCTCAGGCTTTGGCCCTATCCAGCCAACACTTGTCTCCCGAATACTCGGGTCAACCACCGCACCATCAGAACCCCCAACACAGCCCGCCTCACGCTGCACCCACTCAGGCTGTGCAAGCAGAAAGTTGATCTCTTCCTCCGTCAGAAAGCCGTCCCAGAAGGCGACTTCGTCTTGCCCGTAACTCAAACGCGGCGGTATTGCAATAATCATACGTACCCCAAAGGTTTACGTGCCCAAGGATTAACAGCCACAGACAGCCGGGTACCTGTGTATTTCTCTACCCCGTGCATCAAGCCGGGGGAAAACACAACCATCCTGTTCGTTACTGGCTGCACAGATACTGTCTCCGTTACAAAGTTACCGCCCACCACATCTACGTCGGCGTAATACACGATGCTGCAAATCGGGCACTCCGTATTGCCTGACATCTCATACAGCTTCTCGTCTTTATCAATATGCCAATCGGGCCGCGTTCCGTGGTGCGCCCAGTATTCGCTGCCAGCCATGTCCGACAAATCAAAGAACTGAGACGCTCGGGTCAACAGCAACGCCATTGGAGACTTATTGCCCCGCAAACTATCCACCCCGCCACGTTCCCATTTCATCTTTCTTGCTTCGTCGCTTTGGGAAAAGAACCCGACAACCGCCAACCGTCGCTCTTCATCCAGCACATCATCAATAACGATCAGCATTTTGTGTAAATCAACGTCAAGGTAAACCGGTAAAATGGCGACAAAAACGACTGTGGTCTGATGGTATGTGGCGTCCGCCCGTCAAAAGCAATAATGCGCCCCGGTGTGTATGGACTCGTATATACAACATCCTTGCACGACTCATCAAAGAACAGCGTCTCGCCATGCCATCCGTCCTTCCATTCCAGATTGACGTAGTACAGCAAAATCTTTTCTTCTGGATGCGAATGCACAAAGTTGGCATCCGCCGGGGTGGACAGGTTCAATATGCATTTAGTCCGTCGATACCCCACCACCTCTTGCGCTACGGGCGTTGCCGCTAACTTTTCAAGTATCCCCAACCGGGCTAAGTCCTCGTCCGAGTACACCGAGTGCAGGAACTTATGCTGCATATTCTCTACGATGCATCCATCTGCCCAACCTATCTGGAACAAGGAGCTTTGCGCAAAGTTGTACACCCGATTGCGAAACTCAAAATCCAAAACGTTGTCATAGACCTGCAAACTTCTGCCGTTATCTACCTGAACATCCCGAATCAATTGGTTGCGAAGCACGACAACACCTCCGCATACTTGGCCTTGGTAAACGAGAATGTCAGCATCCTGCGCGACTTATTAGGCAGCATGTCCACCGAATGCGGCACCGACGTATCCATCAACCACACATCTCCCGTATCCGCGCAGAACTCTTCCACATACTCGGACTGTCGGCTATCTCGCCCCCAACGGTAAAACTTAGTTACTTCACCATGCGTATCCAGATAGACGTTGATGCCGCAGGTCTTGTTGATGTCTACGTGTGCAGGGAGCACGGGGTCTTGCGCATCCAAGGCAGGGAGTTCAAGCAAGAACACGTTGGGCCACTCAATAGCAACCAACGCTTCTGGTAACTGCGCCACAAATTCTGCTTCATTTAATACCCTCAGTGTCTCGGTATAGGGGATAGAAGTGCCGTCTAAGTTGCGGGCGTACTTCTGAACACGATAATACTTTTGATGGGGCGTAAGAAGCTCTTCCCTGAACGGGGACAGATCAATACTGATCGGCAGCTTCGTCGCATGTTTCATCTAAACAGTAGTGCGTTGACATCGGTTATTGCCACAGCTTTGTTGCCGTTAGTACGCACCGCCAACTGATACGGCCCCATGTACTGGCGCTCGTTAACCAGCATGGTGCCCTTGCACAGAAACAAATTAGTGCCAGAGTCCAGAAACATCTCCTGCCCTTGTTTCATATGAAAGACGCTAATTGGCGGCACATACCCTTGATTAATCTCCGGGTCATAGCACCAGCACACAGTCGGCTCATTGGCGGTACACAGCATCAAACGATCTTCATGGTTGCCGTAAGAGAACCACCCGGTGTTGCACTGTAGCTGCATTTCGCCCGTGTATTTATCACGCGCCGTAAAGTTGCCTTCGCTAAAAAACAATACGATCCGGCTGGAAGCGTTGGTCTGCACCTCAACCACATCATCCTTGTCGTAGTAGTTTGCGTACAGAACGCGGCCAAATGCAGCGTAGGGTTTGCGTCTCATCACACCACCTGAAATGGCGTATCGTGCGCCACGACGGTCAACTCGTTGACTGTGAACTCATGCACTTGCCCTACCATTTGCTTGAATGCGTTGACGCGTTGGGGGTCAGCCACAAACTTCTCCTTGGCTTCCTGCATTTGGGCATGGTGAATCCCGGTCATAGCAATACGCTTTTTGACCTCGTTAGGGTCTGTCACGTCAGGCCACATGGTCAGTGGCTGAAAAGCATAGGTTGGGTAGTCCATCGGGTCTTGGCTCTTGGTTGTGTCCGAGGCAAAACAAACTACCAGCGAGTGGCTGATGTCGTCGTACCCAACAATTCGCATTTTTACTTTGTCCATAATTACCCCGCTGGCCCTTCTCGTGTACCTGTTGCCGCCCATGTCACAAACGGATTGCCAATGATGTAGTAGCCAGCGCCGCCTCCGGGACCTCCAGAGCGTGGGTTTGCGCCACCAATAGGACTGCCGCTACTGCCCGTAGCACCACGGCC